GTCAATTCAACATCTCTGTAGAATCCGGCGACTTGCTGCTTTCTTAATTCGTTTTCTGATATCTTAACTACATGAATAATTGTTTCCGCATCATCTAATGAGGTAGCTGAATACGGAACAATTAAATCATCTGCAGGAACAAATTTAGAAACTGTTCTCTGCATAATCTCATCGTAATAAACTTTTTTAAATGTAGAACCTGAAAGTGGTAAGTAGAATAACATCTGATCAAACTCAGGTTCATACTCTTTCATCTCTGACATGATTTGATAATTCATAAACTCTTTTACACGCAAAGCTTGTTGCTCTTTGTCTGGAGTTGGTAGGCCAATGATCTGTGTTCTAACAGGGCCTTGTGATGGTAATAATTCTTTGTAAGCTAATGATTGAAACTGTGTAACAGCTTCTGCTAACACAGGGTGTGTTGCACCTGATGCACCTTTGAAGGGCTCAGATTTTTCTTCGTATTTAAATCCTAAAAGATCTAGGCCATTTGTGTATGCATGCTCCCAATCTTTTCTTGATGCTTTGTAATCTTGATAACTAGTATACAGCTCACTGCCGATAGGGCCTAATACTTCATCTGGCAATAACTCTGCAAGATTTGCAAAGTGATCCATGCCTTGCTCTTGACTTCCAACAGATGGATCAAAGTTTATATCTACACTGCCGTCTTCGTTAGGTTGTATTTCTAATGGTTGGTTTTCAGCTTCTTCTTGTTGCTGATCTTGTACGTCTGCTGCTACTTCTTCAGGGCTAGGTACGTTTATTGTCTGCTTTACGTTCGGTAAAGCTTTGTCTATTTCTGCCATTTGTTTTCTCCAGTTTCACCGTCTTAACAGTATTATAATCAATATTCAACCCTTGAGGAGTCGGGCCAGACTTAGGAGGTGCTCCTGTTGAAAGTTTCTTGTATTTACTAGGGTGTTTAAATGTGAATGTCATAGTTTTAATAATTCTACTAATCCTCCGTCAGCTTTACCTTCTCTACGCATTTCTTCTAAAACTAACAATATAGCAGATAACTCTGACATACCGCCGAGCTCTTCGAACACTCTTTTTTCAAACTCTTTCTTTTTTGATGGACTAAAATTTTTTGAATATTTATCTGTTAATGCTGACATAATTTTACCAATAATATTTATACCTTCTCCTTGGTAGTTTTTCATCCTGATAATCTTCTGGATGGGTTATCAAACCACCTTGTCTAAATC